TCACTTTTTCTGACCGCCTACCACTGGCACAATTTCTGTTTTCCTATCATATCTTGCTGTTTGGGCTGTATTCTTGTGCCCTGAAATGGCTTGCTTCTCTGCGAGGGTTCCCTCTAAGTCTGATATTCCCTTGGCTTTTAAATCATGAAACGTGAAATCAAAGTCCAATTCGGAAAATGTTTTTGCGGCCAATAATTTTGCGTTGCGCCACCGACTATTGAAACCATCTCTTGTGTAGCCATGCCCAGACCGCTGATGTAGTACATAAATACTGCTCACACCTGGAGCGATTTCTATTCCATCTGCAATTTTGATGGCCTGCTGTAATCTTTCCGTCCATGCCTTGATCTGTTTCTTTCCTGTTTTCCCTTGCTGTATAAATACCCCGGCATCTATTAGCTGTGACTTTTTTAAGGCGAGGATGTCTGCTTGCCGAGCGCAACAAAGATAGGCGAGTTCCATTGCCGCTTTTACAATCGGCGGAGCTACGTTGTAGAGAGCGCTATATTCAGCGTCAGTAATGTATCGTTCCCTGCTAACCTCTTTAAATTGCTTAACACCCTTGCATGGGTTGCCTTTTACCATTCCCCTCTCATAACCCCAACGATAAACCCGCGATAGGAAAGTTTTCTCACGGTTTGCCTGTGTTCTACTGGCAACCCCGCGTCTATCCATATATTTCCTGATATGTTCAGGTTTTATGTTGTCTGGTTCCATTTTCCCGAAAACTGGTAATACTCTAAGTGAATATTTGCGGTAGTCTTTCTGCGTCTCAACAGCTAACTCATTAAAATCAACAGAGCGGAAAAACTGTTCAATGAGTTTATTCAAGTTGGCTTTTTCTAATGGCTCATTATTTATTTTTTCGTAGCATGACCATACTTGAGAAATAGGTGCATCCAATGGGCATAGCGATATTGAGCCACCGCGGGCGGGGTGGAATTCATATTTCGATTTTCCACGATACACCCGAGGTGGTAATGCCGTGTCTGCGGCGTTCTTGCGTTTACCGGCCACTGTTCATGGCCTCGAAATTGGGTTCTTCTTTTTCTGGCTCTAGCGGCTTACCGCGTAAACTGATTGGATTCAAAAAATGGCCCCAAGTGGTTTTCGGGTGTCCGTCTGGGCGTCGGATAAAAAAGATCCCCGAGCGGCGTAAAGAGTCACATTGTTTGGTTTTGTAGTGATGACCGGTCAACTCAATCATCTCCTCTTTGGTGATTATGTCGTGGTCGTTTTTCATGGTCTTGCCCCTGTATCATTTGGGTTATTGCTCTGTCGGTCGCAGAACAGGCCCGCTGTATATCGTGGTCGGTGAGTTGTTGTTTCCGTACACTGGCTGATAATTTGCCGATCTTAATATCTAAGTCGGTTAATAGGCGTTTGCCCGGTTGCCATGGCTGCATGGTGGTTTCCCTGGTGTTGGATTTCCACCATGCTAGCGGGGCAGGTTGATTATTTCTGATTATGCAAAATCAATTTTTCGGGTGCTTTCTGCGGTGGGGTGCTGCTAATTCGAACATCTACCGGAAAATCGTAGTGAACATCACAACGGCGATCAGTGTGGATGGTGCCTGTTCGTCCATCGGGGAGTGTGATATAGGACTTTTCACCGCGTTTGTGAGTACGCTTTAGCATGGGTGTTGCCTCAGTAATGCCCCGTTGGTTTGGGGCGGGATGAAATTAGCGAACCTGCAGGCTACGGCTACCGATCTCGATATGCGCACCTTTAACATCAACACCATTCTCTATGGCTTCCTTAATGGCTTTTTTATCGGGCGCTACGGTGGTTTGCACTGTCACCAATTCACTGGACAATAAGTCTTCATTGTCGATCACCACACTGGCCACACCTTTGCGTGCGGTGAATGTGTTATACGGCGTTTTAAGTGTGTTCATATCTGCGGCCAATAAGCAGTTAAGGACGTACTGTTTGATCGATTTGGCCCGATTCTCGAATGACCTTTTCCGCTCAGCCAGACGTTTAGCTTCCTCATCACAGGTCTTTGCTTGCCCCTCAAGATTGCGAACAAAGACGTAGGTTGCATCCAGCTTATCCCCCAGGGCACCCTCTAACCCCTCAAGCGTATCGGCGATCATTTCTGGCGTGAGTTCCTCTGAGGACTCAACCAACTGTTGCAGTTTGAAAAGGTCTGCGGCTAATGCGATTGCTGTATTGCTCATAATGTCGGCTCCTGTGCGGTAAGTTCAGCAACCCGTTTTTCAGTTAAGCGGTGTAACGCCAGCAGGCGGGTTTTGAGGTAATTGGCGTGTTCGTGATCGGCTTTGGCTTCTGCATCTTTGCGGTGTACATCAACTTCACGCGCAATGGTGCTGTAAACCTTGTTCACTTCGTTGGTGGTGACGGCGCTCGTAATGGTATTGCCTACTTTGGTTAACTTCTCATCCAGCTCTTTGCGCAGACGAACTGAGTCACCGGCTTTCTCACTTGCGTTCTTGATAGCAAACTCAGCGGCGTTATCAGTGCGGTATCCGAGATCATCAAAAAGACCGAGGAATACATCAGCAGAGAAACCAAGTTGTGACAGTGCCTTTTTAGTCGCATCCGTTAGTGATTTTTTGGTGACTTCACTATCACAGGTGAGACCGTTTTTGGTGTTGTAGATATATGGGGTGCAACCATATGCAGGGATTTCGCCACGCTCACCACGCAGGGTGTAGATTAAGCGTATTTTAATGACATGATTGATCTCAGTTAGATAGCCGCCAGATCCGTTGGGTATGACTTCTTTTATATAATTTCCATCAGCACCTTTGACTGACCGCATGATCGGTGCACCGTTATCAAAGCGTTCTTCTAAAATCTCCACCCGCCAGTTGATACCTTGTGGCCCAAGCAATTTTGTTGCTTGCATAACCATATAGGTGCCGTTAATCGACGTGCCACCACCGTTATTTGAGAATGCTTTAGTAAAGCGTTCATCGGTTCTTTGCACCGAGCGCCACAGATTCATGTTGTCCTGCACATCTTGTGGCTGTGAAGATATATCCTCTTCAATGATGACGGCTCGCTGCTGAAATTCATCAGCAGTAACATCTACAGTAGGAATAGCGCTTTGCTGCGCCTCTTCAATAACCTCTGTCGGCTTCTCCTCAACTGAGGCATAAACGCTGTAACCCAACTGATCCAACGTCTCTTTAGCCTGTTGAGCTGCGTTATCAGTGATAGGTTCCAGTTCAGGGTTTTCCTGTTCTGTTTCAACAATTGGCGGTTTTGTTTCAGTTTCTGGCTCAGAATTGGCAACCAGCGCCAGTTTTGTTTCATTGTTTGCCGCTGGTTGCGGTTCACCACCGGCTAGACCATCAATAGAGAACTTGCCATCACCCAGATTGGTTACTGCGGGTTGTGGGTTTTTAACGGCTAAACACTGAGTGATAAATTCCTTTCGTGCTGAGGCATCGGTCAGGAAGATAGGTTGCTTTTTACCCGCGCGGATCACTTCAAAGATGCTTTCACGTGGAATAGATAACACATTGTTGCGAACGCGAAAATCGGTTGACCATTTACGCCAGGCATCATCATTGTTATCCATCAGCTCTTTTGCTTGCTTCATCTCTGCCGACATGACATCCCAGCAGTTAAAATCAGCAGGCAATAAGGCGAGAGCGACTTCGAGATCGAGCGTTTTATATGTGTGCTCAAAGCTGCGTTTGATTGGCGCATCAGGAGCCGGCGTGTCAATACGGGCAACTTTTTTAGTACCGGTTAACTCGTCACGATTGCTGGGTTCATTAACCCATTTTTCAGCAAAGCTACGTACTTCCCTGAATCCAGGTATTTTGGGGAATTTCTTATTTATCGCATCAATAAGATTTTTAATTGACTGCGGATACATCGCGCCAATTGCAGGAATACATGTGAGCGCCATGTATATCGAACTTATTTCCGGCTCAGCGTCGTCATCATTAATTAAGTCATACACAAGTGATAGCTCATGTGAATCAATGTCACGCGCACCGTACAACATTACGCTACCAACTTTAGCTCCAATACCCAGTTTGTTGAAATCAACCGGAGTAGTAGTAATGTCCTCACTTACCTCGCCGTTGTCTTCATTACCATCCTCAGGCAACGGTACAGCATTAGGCGTCCATACTTTGCCATCAAAGGTATTATCCTGTGCGAACTGCTCATCGAACTCACCAACAACCGGGCGCGGTTGCCCGACAGTATCCTCACAGATTTTCGGATCAGCAAAGTTATCACCGGCAGCGGGGTAGGCTTCCCATAATTTCCCGATGGCCAGTGCGGATGCCATTTTCTTATTTATGGCTTCCAGAGCTATAACAAGCGGTATAGCCCCATTTTTGAGAGCCGCTTTTTTCGGCTCGAATAAACAAATAAATACAGTCATGTTGGTCTTGCCTCTTTGGTTTTTAAACGGATCTTGGTCTTTGATGTATGACTAATTAAAAAGGAATTTCGGTATCATCAGATACGTTCGATGGAGTGCTGTGCTCGATGCATAGCAACGCCTGAATCTGATCATCAATTAGTGACTGCTTACGATATGACTCAGCCGCAATCTGTTCCTTTTTGCTATGGAGTGAATCGACATGCTTGCTGATGATTTCAAAAGGGTCGGGTTCGTCAAAAGGAATCGTAATTTCTCGGGTTTCGAGTAAAACATGCGCTGGCTCAACCTGTGACATGTCACAGGTGTACACGGTAAAGCGATCATCTTTTGATGTTGAATATGGATTGGTATGGATGTAGAGCTTGGTGGTTATCTGTAGTGCTGTCATAGCAACTCCTGATATACTTATTTTAAGATTGATGGCGTAAGCCGTTGGTCTTGCCTCTGTTAACGGGTTGGTCCCCGTTAGCTTCCCGGTTAACTTTGGTCGGTGACCCGGGGTAAAGAAGCCCACTTCGGTGGGTTTTTTTACGTCTGTAATTTGGTGCCCATTACGCCGGGCCAGCGGGTCAGATCTTCGGTCTTGCCTCACCACACTTTCCCGTCGTGGCTACGTTATTGGTTTGGGCTGCTGCACTGTGGTAATCATGCCGAGCCTTGGCGCGGGGTTCTCCTCCAATGCAACAACCCAAATTCTGTTATTGCCGTACTTTGACTACTTGATAATCACGGCCAGTATTACGTGCGTAATCATCAGCTTCTTTGCGAGTTGGGTAAGTATTTCCGTTAGCCCACATTCCACAGTAGCGATATTGGATCTGGAATTTACTCGCTTGCTTTTTAGTTGCTTTCATAACTTCCCTCTTTTGCCGTCTTCCCGGCTGCCAGAACGTACTAAACCTAAACTTGCGAATCATCCGGTGTTTCGTATGCCACCGGCAGCTACTTCGTGGGCGTCCTGCCTGTTCGCATCGGCTACTGTGCCGTGTTGATGAGAGAAATGTACCTATAGTTACCTTTCGTGTCAATAAGGGGGTGTTCCAATAGTTACATTTAGGGGCATAAAAAAGCCCATCAGGGGGATGGGCTATTGATTACAGGTCTTGGGTAACCTGAACAACGCGACCGAGAATACGGCAATTGCCGTTTATTTCGATGGGTTTGAAATTGGGATTTAAAGGCATTAGGTATTTATTGGGGCCATCAACAACTAACTTTTTAATGGTGGCCTCGGAGCTGCCATCAATGATGGCGACCACTATTTTACCGTACAAATCATCAATAGAACCATAATTAGGTTCTACGATAACGGTAGACCCCTCGGGGATAGAAGGGGAACCATTGGGGTTGGTCATTGACTCACCCCGAACATCCAAACCAAATGCGTTTTCAGAAACCTTCACTGTGGTGTTGCACCATCTAAGAACATCAGAGATACGGGCGGCGGAGTAGGTTTCTGTCCAGGCACCGGCTTGAACGGATGAGATGACAGGTATGGCATTAGGCACAGCGACGAGGGGCTTAATCTTCGTATCGTCAACCTGACGTAAATCTCCGGTACCATAGAGTAACCACTCTGGCGTGCATGAAAGTATTTGCGCCAGCCGGTGAAGATTTTCCCCATCTGGTTTAGTGATTCCTGACTCCCATTTTGTCACTGATACACGGCTCACCCCAATAGCTTTGGCTAATTGGACTTGCGTGAGATCTAGCTGCAGTCTGCGAAGACGGATGCGGTCATTCATTTCATTTTTCATGTAACCAATGTTACGCCATAGCGATGTGAAAAGTGTTTGCATTGTTATGTACCTTTTGTTACCTTTCATCCTGAGTTAAACAAGGAGTTCCTATGAACAAGAAAGATGTCGTCAAGTTTTTTGGTGGGGTAGTGAATACCGCCACGGCCTTAGGCATAAAGCACCCAGCAGTTTGCCGTTGGGGGGCAATTATCCCTGAGAAACAGGCAATGAAGATTGAACGCATGACTCATGGCGAACTGAAATATGACCCCGCTATGTATCGAAGTGCAGCCTAACCCAATCCCACTCACAAATCTGATTATCAATAATCAATTTCCTGCGACAGGAGACGCAACGTGGAACAAGAAATTAAAGCCCTTAAAGCCGAAGTTCAGGCGTGGGCGGCAGAGCGGGGGCAGGAGCATGTAGCTATCGAGATCAGCAGAATGTTTTTCTTGCTCAATATCAACACCGGTTCAGTTCGTCTCACTCCCATTGAAAACGGGCAGGGCGGCGCTGATTGGAAGTCTATTAACAACAACCGGCAGCAGTTATTTCGCTGGCTGCGCGGGGATTCAAAAGCATCAATGCGCAAGGTCTTGGAATTATCACCGGTACTTAAAGCGGCACTCCCGGCAGAACGGCGGGCCAGGGTGAATGGCGAGACCGTGAATTATTTGGTTTCGATTGCCAGTCGAGAGTTTGCCGCAGCAATTAGCGCGGTTCTATTAGATGGCTGTGACATGTCACAAAGGATATCGGGCGCTGTTGCGGCACTTCACGCAATCAGACCACAACACCACCGGCTGACCACCGTATAAAACAGAGGCAAGACCAATGCTTACATCTATCGACAAAATCACCTGGCGCAACGGATTCCGGCTTAACGGCCAACCGGCAAGCATGGTTGACATCGCCCCTATTTTTGCCGGGCGTCAGGTAGCCGCCTATAGCGTGTGGGAGCAGTATGAACAAAAGAAAGCCGACCTGCGCGGGATGAACCTATCGCCTGACGATTATCAGTCTGCCTGTCGGCAAATAGCCGAAGCGCTAGGGATCTGACTATGAGCATGAATCTAATGGCTCGGGCCATGAATATCAAAGTCGGCAACCCGTTACGAAAGTTAGTGCTGATAAAATTAGCTGATAATGCGAACGATCAGGGCGAGTGCTGGCCATCGGTTCCCTACATTGCCGATCAGTGTGAAATATCCGAACGCTCGGTACAGAATCATATTCAAGAACTGGTCAAAAGTGGGCTGGTTAGGATTGAAGAACGTAAATCTGATAATGGCCTGAATCGTTCAAATGTTTATCACCTGCGCTTAAATTCCGCTGGTGCAAATGCTGCACCCTATGGTGAATCTCCTGCACCCTCTGGTGTAAATGGTGCACCGGTTAGTGGTGCAAATGCTGCACCCAGAACCAGTCACTCTTTTGAACCAGTCATAGATCCAAATACACCCCTTACCCCTCAAGGGGAAACCGAAAATATTCTCGCTGACGCTGAAAAGGCTTTGGCGTATTACAACGAACTCACTCACACTCGGTGTGAAGATTCTAGCCCATTCGAAACCTTGCTGACGGCAACGAAATCACGCAAAGCCTACGCGCTGGCTGATTTGCAACTGGTGGCCCTATGGGTAGTCAGCACATGGAAACCCCGCAACGGCAAGTATGCCAAACCTGCGAACATCTGCCGTGTAAACCGGTTCGATGGTTATCTGGCTGATGCCCGCGCATGGTCTGAGTCTGCCGGGCGGATTGATTGCGATGAGGTCATTGCTGCGTATAACCGTGTATTCAGCGATGTTTTGCCACCGGCTGAAATCGATCAGGACCGTAAACACGCCATCCGCGAATTACTCCAATACCTCAAAACCAAAGACCTTGAAGCGTTCCAGAGCTACTTCGAAGCCTTTCGCGGACAGGCAACCGTGTTTTATTTCGGTGGTGATGATGGGGCAGGCTGGCGGGCAAACTTTGATTATCTGATGAAACCGGAAGTTTTAAGAAAAACCCGTGATGGTGCGCTATGAATGCATACGATTTAGAGTCAGCGGTAGTGGGTGGCCTGCTGCTCGGTGGCGCTACACCAGATGCCTATGACGTTATTGCCACTTTGCCTGAGGACGCCTTTAATACGGCATTCTTCCGCCGCGTGTATATCGAGATTAAGCGTCAGGCGCTGGGGACGTCAGTCATTGATCCGATCTTAGTCGGCGAGTCGATGGGGGGTGATGATTTTGCCAACGTCTTAAGCACAGCAAAAAGCTGTTGGAGCGCTGCAAATCTCAAGGGCTATGCAGACCTGGTTCGCGAATATTGGCATGTACGTGCGTTGACGGCAGCAATCCAAAAAGGGCAGCAGCAATTGGCCGCCTCTCACAGTCATGAACAGGCCAAGTTTGCTGTAGCTGAATTCATGGTCACCATGACCGAATTAACAAGCGAAAGTGGCGGCTTAATGCCGGTACACATCAAGGAATTGATGGATACCTATGTCGACACGCTGGAAAAACGGAACTTAGGCGCAGAAGAAACCCGCATGATCATGACCGGCATTGAACCGCTGGATCAGTTGACCGGAGGCTTTAACCCCACCGATTTAATTATACTGGCCGGACGCCCCGGCATGGGTAAAACAGAGTTGGCGTTAAGCATGATTAACGGCATGACCCGTAATGGTGGTGGCGCTTTGTTGTTCTCTATGGAGATGGCAGCACAGCAGATTACCGAACGTACCATTGCCGGATCTGCCCAACTACCCGTATCCAAATTGCGTTCTGGCGTACTTTATGAGGAGGATTGGGCGCGCATATCTAACAGCCTTGGCGAGTTGGTTAATCAGGATATTTGGATTGTTGATGCCAGCGAACTCACCATTGATCAGATACGCGCCATTTCTGAAACGCATAAACGCCGTTACCCGCACTTGAGTGGCGTATTTGTTGATTACATGGGGCTAATTACCACACCAAAAGCTGAGCGGCATGATCTGGCCGTTGGCAAAATATCCGGTGGCCTCAAAGCCCTTGCAAAACGCATCCATACGCCTGTTATCGCCTTAAGCCAACTATCTAGAAAGGTGGACGAAAGGCCCGCGGGTATGCGTCGTCCCGTTCCCGCCGATCTGCGTGACTCTGGTTCTGTTGAACAAGACGCTGACCGAATAATTTTCACCTACCGCGATGTTATTTATAACCCACTCAGTCCAGCCAAGGACTACGCCGAATTGATTTTAGCTAAAGATAGATTTGGCATTCCGGGTGTCGTGTACCAGCAATTTAAAAATGGGCATTACATGCCAACTAACCAAACTAGTGCAGAGCAAGTATGCCGTATGCAGCAGGAAGCAAAATCAAACAATAGAAGTTACTCAACAAAAAAATTTTAACCGCGCCTGACCAGCGTTTAAGTAACCCCAAAAGAGGCAAGACCATGAAAAAACGTGAACTAACTACCCGTGAATTGGCTGAGGTTATGCTGGGCCAAAGCATGAGCTACAGCCAGATTATCGAGGCTATAGCTTTAAAATTCCCTAATGCTGAAATGCCTATTAACGTACTGCGTATCCGTGTGAGAAGCATGGTGCTCTCACCTCATGCAGACATTACCCGCCGCAATGGTCGAAAGACTCAATACACCCTCAACAGTATCTCAGAGGATTTTTTCCGATTCTCTGACACACAAGTCAAACGCAATAAAAGCGAACCCCGAACTAAACCCGCCAGAATGCCATTTGATGATAAGGAGTTGGCGTACTGCTTGCGAGCATCCCGAATAAATCAACTGATGAGCACTGTAGGCATGGGGAGTTAATACCATGTCCGGGCAATCTGATTATCTCCCGCCCGGACTCCCGTACAACATTTGCCTCTGGCCTCAGGAATACCAAGAAAAGCTAAATCTTGATTTGAGAGCCAGCGGCTTAATCAAAAACCTGTACGAGCGCAGGACCAACCGCGCTCATGTACTTGAAGCGATTGAACGGGTACCGGTGCATTACCGAGAGTTTTTTAAAGAGCGCTTAAATTACTGGCGTGACCGTAGAGACCACAGAGGCGAGACCAAATGAATATTTCAACCGATGGCATGATTGCTGCAATTCGTTCAGCAGCGGAAAGAGTGGAACCACGTGAAAGTGAGGTGCTAAACGGCATCGCTGATCGCATAGCGGAGCTGGTGACCTCAGCTAATAAGAACCGGCGCACAGCGAAGCATTATGAGCGGGAGTGTTTGGAGTGGCAGGGGAAATATAATGTGATTGTTGCCGAGAACGCAGCACTTCAACAATCCTGCGTCCATGTATATAACGCTGGTTACAACAGGGGGCATCTGAATACGGTAGATGGCATCTCTTCATGTGGCGACTATGAAGAAGATGCATTTGAGGCGCTATACGAAGTAATTAGTGTCCCTGCAACCATTCTGGCTCTTAATGATGTAGAGGCGAGTGGTGTTGAAAAATTTGCGCAGCACCGTCACGTACAAGCCTTTGACGTTGGTGTAATGGCAGATACAGGCGAGATTTCCAATATTCTTGATTTCGCAGCAAGACTACGTGAGGGGGCGCAATGATCTGGCCTACTGAAGTTCAGCAATGTGCCTCATCAGTCATTCCTGTTCACCCAATGAGTGAGCCAGAGCAACAGCAGCTACTGGCCAATATGAACCAAATGTTTTTGACGCGAGAAGACCCGCGCAACATTCAAAAGGCGGCTCATGCATGGGCGCGGCGCAAAGAAATCACAGTTGCACGACCTGATTTGCAGGATGGTCTGGTTGTCGTTGGGTTCGCTGGTGGCGGTGGGAGCTGCGAGGGAATCAAGCAAGCATTAGGCTATGAACCACACATCGCGATGAACCATAATCCGGTAGCCATGGCGATGCATGCCATTAATCACCCGCGCACGCTGCATTACCCTGAGGATATTTTCAGTGTTGATCCGCTCATCTCAACGGGCGGTTTACCGGTATTACTGGGTTGGTTTAGTCCTGATTGCCGCCATTTCTCTAAGGCCAAGGGCGGAACGCCAGTCAAGAAAGAGATTCGTGGTCTGGCATGGGTCGTATTGCGCTGGGCGCTGGCAGTACGCCCACGTTTTCTGATGCTGGAGAACGTCGAAGAATTTCGCGGCTGGGGGCCACTTTTGACGGATAGTGAAGGCAATCACCGACCTGATCCAGCCCGTAAAGGCGAAACGTTCAAAGCGTTTATTGGCATGCTAGGTACTGGGATTGATGCTAATCACCCCGCACTGGTCGAAGTGTGTGAATTCTTGAAGATAGATATCAATGGCCCTGAAGCAGCAAGGTTGGTTTCAGGGCTGGGTTATAACGTTGATCACCGGGAACTGAAAGCCTGTGATTACGGCACACCCACTATTAGAAAACGGTTGTTTGTGGTTGGGCGTTGTGACGGTGAGCCAGTTGTCTGGCCGGAGCCAAGCCACGGCGCACCCAACTCTACTGATGTGCTTTCTGGCATGCTGCAACCTTGGCGAACGGCGGCGGAGTGTATCGACTGGAGCCAGCCAACACGTTCTATTTTCGGTCGCAAAAAGGATTTGGCTGATAACACCTTGCGGCGCATCGTCAAAGGATTACAGCGGTTTGTTATTGATAACCCCGATCCGTTTATTGTGCGACTGGGACAAACTGGTTTTGGTGGTGACCGTCTGCAATACCCAATAGACCAGCCACTAACCACAATTACCAGTAAGGCCGAGCATTTGTTGCTGGAGCCGTATGCGGTGAAGTGCAATCACACCAGCACCAAAACCAAATATGATTGTTTCCGTGGGCAGTCATTGCGCGATCCGTTACAGACCATAACCAGAACGCATGGTTTTGCTATTGCTGCGCCGGTAGTTGTACGTCAGTTCGGTAACAGTACGGCAAATGATATCAATACGCCGCTGGGTACCGTTACAGCGGGTGGGGGCGGTAAAAGCCAGTTAGCCAGTGCGGTATTGGTGGGGGCCGGTGGCCCAACATACTCAGGAAAACCACGAGATATCAATTCACCAATCAACACCATTGCTACTCAGTCACATACAGCAATCGCCACTGCTAACCTTGTTAAGCATTACGGTGGAAATTACACCGGTGCAGGCATCGATATTAACGAGCCATTGCATACTATCACTACGGTCGATCACCATGCGCTTTGTACATCTCACCTGGTACAACTGCGTGGTACATGTCGCGATGGTAAACCCATCACCGAACCGGTACCGACTTTAACCGTGGGCGGTAATCATGTCGGACTGGTAAACGCATTTCTGACCAAGTATTACGGCACTGGCGGCGAGGTGGATTTATCAGAGCCGATACATGCTGTGACAACCAAAGAACGTTTTGGCTTGGTGGAAAGCAATCTTGATGCCGAACCACTGACCGACGAGCAACGCTACAACGCATGGAACTGCGCGCGGCTGGTGGATCATTTCAGCGATTTGCCGGACGACTGGCATTTATTCCCTGCACCACGGCCACAATTTCTATCGGTAGGCGAATACATCATCGTTGATATTTGTATGCGCATGCTGATTGCGCGTGAACTGTACAACGCTAGTGGGTTCCCGCCAGACTACATTATTGACCGAGATATTGACGGCACAATCTGGCCTAAATCTGAGCAGGTGGCAAGGTGTGGTAATGCGGTACCGCCACCTTTTGCCGAGGCATTGGTAAGGGCGAATATGCCAGAGTTGTGTATTTGGAGGATGGCGGCATGACTGACACCAAGGAACGGGCTACGGCCCGTAAACGCCTACAACGGCAAAAAGAACGTGAGAACGGCAGTTATAAATTAATAGCGACGATAGACCAGCAAGAAAAGGAAATGTTACAGCAGAACTGCGCCTTGCGTCGGCCGCAGCGCGAGCCGTATGACATGGACGAGTACATAACTATGTTGATACGCAAAGATAACGCAGAGCTACAGGCGCAGCTCAAAGAGCAAGCTGGGCGCAAGTGCGGTAAATGTGGCGATGCCCTACCTGGTGATAGTCAGGGCTGTGCATTTATAGGTGAAAGTGAATGCTGGCAAACTCTTGGCTGGCATGAGACTAAATTAACTATATAGTGATGCGACATGTCACATAACTATAATAAATGGAGATAAAGAATGAAGTTTGCGGATAATGAGAATATGAAAAAAAAGATTATTGAAGATTTTCAGCGTCTTCAAAAACAGATATATGTGGATGGAGATTACATTACATTGAATGTTGACTATCCATATCAGATACCTTTGTCTTCATGTTCGACACATGAGGCAATTTTAAGCCATGTTATTCAATTATCCGAAAAGAACTGGATGGACTTAAAATTGATAAATTATTTTATAAAAATCGCCGCAGGTGCAAATAACATCAAGATTAATTTATGATTAATGTTTGATGAGTCTAATTAGCTGATATAATCATTATCGCCAGCCTGAACAACTGGCAACCTAAATATCGTGCTGCTGTGCCATACATCCGGGGGCGGAAATGGCACAGTATAGTTTTACCAAATCAACAGGTGGGATCTTGGTACCGGCCACGCCGGATGCTGAGGATTTTGTCAAAAATACCAAGCTGGGGACTATTGTCACTGGCGAATTTAAACGTGTGCGTAATGCGCCGTTTCACCGTAAATTCTTCTCGTTACTCAACCTTGGCTTTGAATATTGGGAGCCAAAGGGTGGGGCGATATCACCATTCGAAGTAAAATTCCTGCGCGGCTATGTAAGCCAACTTATTTCCTATGTGGGGAATGAGGGCGTACTTCATGAAATAGCTGACGATTATCTGGCGCTGGTGGCCGGTAAACGAGCGGCGAACTTATCTACAGCAAAATCATTCCATGCTTTCCGCCGTTGGGTGACTGTCGAGTCAGGACATTATGATCTGTTCGAATTACCGGACGGCTCAACGCTGCGTGAGCCCCGTTCTATTTCATTCGCAAAAATGGACGAGCTGGAATTCAACGATTTATACAAATCAGTGCTGAATGTTCTGTGGACTTTCATTCTCAGTAAATCATTCAGTCATCCATCCGAGGCGGAGAACGCCGCCAGTCAATTAATGAGCTACGCAGCTTAGGAGCAATCATGGCTAATTTACGCAAAGAGGCAAAGGGCCGTGAATGCCAGGTCCGTATTCCTGGTGTGTGCAATGGTAACCCTGAAACAGTGGTGCTGACTCATTATCGGCTGGCAGGAACCTGCGGTACCGGAATTAAACTCTCTGATGAACAGGCCGCGTGGGGATGTAGTGCATGCCATGACGAATGTGACCGGCGCACTCGTTTAATTGATGGCGACACGGCACGCCTATATCACGCCGAGGGCGTTATGCGCACACAGAATATATTGAGAAAGGAAGGAAAATTATGATTTATCCAACGACGTGCGGTAAGGCTGATGGCAACGAGTTACACTTAAATACGTTAGAGCTTATTTGGCTCAAGGGTAAACTGAAGATGTGGGGGCGCTGGTCTCGCATAGCAAAAACGGGTGGTGCTCAGGGGGTATTCTCCCGATTATTGGCTAAACAACAAATAACTAAAGCCGCATTAAAAGCAGCTATTAGCCAACTGAGAAAATCAGGCTTATCCAGAGAGGAGCTGTTCGAGATATTTGGAGACCTTAACAACCCCAAGGCCCACAGTAATCTAATCTATTGCACTGATGATGAGGGGTTACTAATGGATTCGGTTGTTGGCTTGGTTCTACAATCAACCCCTGGGTTAATTGGTATACTGCAACAGCATTATATTTTTAAAAAGAAACGCTACACGATGGCAGAAGAAATGCAGGAAGCGCACCCAGACCTATCAATTTCAACGTGCCGCCGCCGTATTGATGTATGGATTAATACCGCCGAATACATGCTTTATCGCCCCATGAGCGACGCTTTTGATAAAGACATAAAAAGATTCGAGAAAAAAACTTTGACTATTTGAACAAAAAATATATGATTTAGACATAAGCTCGCGGAGCTATACACGCAAGCGACGAAATTAAAAGAAACCCGCCATCTGTGCGGGTTTTTCTATTTTTGGCCTCACCAATCGGTGGGGCTTTGTCATTTCTGGAGGATAGGAAAATGCTGTAGCAAAACGGTTAGGCCGCACGTATATGTCGCAGTCATGATGCGACCCCGAATACCCAAAGTTGCGGGTAGCCAGTCTCAGGTAAAAAGCTGGGGGCGAACTGGTGAGGGTTAATGGGAGAAATCGCACCGGTAAAGCAGTTAGCAAGCCACACTAACACCGGTTATTAGCGGCTTAAGGCGGCAGAGACTCAAGGGCATGAGCGTGGCCACTGCGAGAAGTGGCGATACTTTTTCAGGCTGCGCTTTTGCGTGGCCTTTTTTATGCCAACCGGTACCGGGGGGTGAGGATGAAAAACATGCAGGAGAGGATTGCAGACAATGCCACTTATGGCGGCGGTATCGGCTCAGTTTTATTTAGTTTGATTAACTACCTTGCCCCGAGCGAATGGATGATTTTAGGCATTATCGTTGGCATCATCACCACGATAATCGGGTGCGCTTCTGGCGTGTGGTTTAAGTGCCAGCGGCAAAAACTCCTCAGAGAGTACCTTAATCGGAAAAACAAAAACCTGACAGATGAAGAGATGCACATATTGATGTCGGAGGATCGTTAATGTCGATATCAACAAAGAGCAAGCTCAGCGCTACCGTTCTGGGTGTTGTGCTAGCTGGCGCACCGGCATCGATAATTCTTGATCACTACCTTGATGAGAGAGAGGGGAATCGCCTTTCAGCTTATCGGGATGGGCAAGGAAAGCCGACTATTTGCCGTGGTATTACTTATATCGACGGCAAACCAGTGCTGATGGGGATGAGACTTACCGCCGCTCAATGCGACAAGTTAAACCAGAAAGAATCAGCCGCTGCCATAGCCTGGGTTGAACGGAATGTTCACGTTCCACTGACAGAACCACAGAAAGCCGGTATAGCTTCATTCTGTCCTTACAACATTGGCCCTGCCAAATGCCTACCATCTACGTTTTATTACAAACTCAACGCTGGCGACCGTAAAGGCGCATGTGCTGAGATCAAGCGCTGGATCAGGGACGGCGGGAAAGATTGCCGCATTCGCTCCAACAACTGTTACGGGCAGATAGAACGCCGTGCGCAAGAAAGCGAACTGACGTGCTGGGGGCTGGATGAATAAGGCCATTGGATTAGTCATTGCTGTGCTGGTGGTTATTGCGTCGGCTCTGTTCTTTAACAGTTATCGCCTCTCAAATGATATCCAAAAAGCGGAAAAAGCGCTGAGTGATGAGCAAGCCACAAACACAGCACTGGGCAACATCATCGATGCATACCAGGTGAATGAAGCCGCCAACCGAGCAGCCACAACCCGTCAGCTTGAGAACGAAAGGAAACTACGCAATGAAAGTGAATTACAGGTTGCACGGTTTAAAGCAGCAGCGGCGAGTGATGATTGTGCTATCAAGCCTATGCCTGGTGATGTCATTAACGTCATGCGTGAATAATCCCGTTAAACCACCCATTACCGAACCAGCCCTATTATTACCCGCAGAGTCAGCGCTTACCCCTTGTGAGGTTCCAGAATTTACCGGTACTACATGGGGAGATGGCGGGTTGTACGCGATGGAACTAAAGCGGGAACTACGAATCTGCAAAGGTCGGCTTGATGAGGTTATTGACTGGCGCCAGAACGTTGGGAGGAAAACATGATTGCAAATTGGGAAGCACTGCCACAACGGCTCTCAGTAGATACCCAATAACAGACAATCTATGCAATGATAAGGAACGATTTAAGCTCAAGGTTGCAAGGCATGGCAAAGTTCATAAGGGACTACAAAGGGGCGTTTAGACGCAATGGGTATATCGGACTCGGGATAAGAGAATGGATATTCTTCACGCTGAAAAGTGCGCTGCTTTTTTTGGTACTTATTCTTGCTTTCACCGCTCTACAGTACGCCGCTATTTTCGGGACTCCTTTGTTTGACTATTTAACGGCTCCCGGTATTCGCATTTCCAGTATCTGCGGGATCCTCGCATCACTGATAGTGAGCTTCGGACCAAGTGTGTTGTACAGCATTAGATACTGCGTCAGGTAATCATCACAAGCCGCCTCCGAGCGGTTTTTTATTGGATGCTATTTATAAAACTCTGCCAAGCTTCACCATAATGGCGCTTCACAAAGATTTATAACGACAAAAGGAATAGCGAATGACCAAACCAGATTGGGAGGCCATCGAATCGGCGTACCGAGCTGGCTTGATGTCTATCCGAGAAATAGCATCACAACACGGCATCACTCACGGCGCTATTAACAAGCGAGCAAAGCGTGACGGCTGGGAGCGTGACCTCAAGGCGAAGATAAAAGCCAAGGCAGATGCGCTGGTATCCAAACGCGAGGTATCCAGCAAGGTATCCACTGAAACGGCTACCAACGAGCGGATACTGATTGAGGCTAACGCAGAAGTCATTGCCAACGTTCGCATGGAGCATCGTGGCGATATTCGTCGTGCTAGGGCAATCACCAACGCTCTATTTGATGAGCTTGGAGCTGAGTGTGCTGATGTCGCTACTCTGGAAAAGCTCGGTGAGTTAATGTTCAACCCAGACGATAAGGGACAGGATCGCCTGAATGAGATTTATCATAAGGTCATCAGCATGCCGGATCGGGTTAAGTCGGTTAAGGCGCTTAGCGATGCATTGAAGAACCTCATCGGACTTGAGCGTCAGGCATACGACATCGACGGGCCGGAAGGCGACAACTCTGTTAAGAAACTTTCTGACCTGATGGATTCATTGTCTCAGGGGGCATAATGAGACCTGAGCACCTCAAGCTGCTGGCAGATAAAGACTGGCGGCTGAATAATCTTTACTGGATCACCGACAAAGAAGGTAAGCCGATACGCTTCAGGATGACGCCTGAGCAGCGCGAATACTTCGAAGGTATCCATACTCGTAATATCATTCTTAAAGCTCGTCAGCTTGGCTTCACGACTGAGGTTTGCATTATTCAGTTAGATGCCGCGCTGTTCGAATCGGCCAAATGTGCCCTGATTGCCCACACACTGAATGACGCCAGGCGTCTGTTTCGCGAAAAGGTGAAATACGCCTACGACAAGTTGCCCGATGAAATCAAAGCAGCCAATCCGGCAAGTAATGATTCCGCTGGCGAGTTGGTATTTAACAAAGGCGGCTCACTCTACGTCAGCACCTCATTTCGTGGCGGCACGCTGCGTTACCTGCATGTTTCAGAGTTCGGTAAGATATGCGCCAAGTATCCTGACAAAGCGCGTGAGATTGTCACTGGCGCATTGGAAGCGGTATCAACTGACTGCTTTACCACTATCGAAAGTACAGCGGAAGGTCGCGCTGGTTACTTCTTCGACTATTGCCAAACAGCAGAAAAAGCACAGCTTCAGGGAAAGAAACTTTCTAACCTCGATTGGAAGTTCTTCTTCTTCACCTGGTGGCGAAACCCGCAGTACGCAATTGACCCGGTTGAGGCTTTACCTCAGCGCCTGGTTGATTACTTTGCAGAGATGGAAGCCAAGCACGGCGTTCATCTAAACGAGCGCCAGAAAGCCTGGTATTACGCCAAAGAGAAGACTCTCGGCGATGACATGAAGCGGGAATACCCAACTATCCCGTCTGAGGCATTCCAGCAATCAGTGGAAGGCGCGTATTACGCCAAACAGTTCCGCTGGCTCTACACCAACAAACGTATCGACTCAATTCCTGATAACGCACACCTTCCCGTTCACACGTTCTGGGATATCGGCGTGGGTGACTCTACTGCTATCTGGTTCGTGCGAGAGGTTGGTGAAGAGTTCCACGTCATCGACTACTACGAAAACTCCGGTGAAGGTCTGCGGCACTACATGAAAGTGCTGAAAGACCGAGGATATGAGTATGGTGACCACTGGGGGCCACACGACATTGAGAACCGTGAATTCGGCTCTGATGCCAAATCCCGTAAAGAGCTGGCTCGCGAAGGCTACGAAATCGACGGTCAGGTTTACTCCATGACATTCAAAGTGGTTCCGAAAACCGGCGTTGATACCGGCATTGAGTCAGTGCGTGAAATCCTCCCTAAATGTGTCTTTGACGATGAGAAGTGCGCAGAAGGCATCACTCATTTGGAAGGTTACAGGAAGGAATGGGATGACAAGTGCGGCTGCTGGAAAGACAAGCCATTACATGACCACACATCTCACGGCTCTGATGCGTTCCGCTACTTTGCCGTAGCCAAGAACAACCACAAGCAAGTCGGCGCTGTATTCTTCTAAGGAGCAATCAGTGAGTGATACCAATAACGAGGTTCAGTTCCTCGTGAATGCCCTCGCTGACCAAGTCGCGGTGGGTCGCCAGCGTGCTTTATACGCCGGTCAGTTTAACGGGAACACCAAGCGCACAACATTATGGGATGAATTTGGATACCCGGACACTGTAAGTTTCGCAACTTTCTATAGGACTTACCGCAGAAACTCAGCTGCATATGCCGGTGTACACGTAACGCTGGATTCCTGCTGGGTTGATAAGCCAATCATCATTGATGGCCCTCTCGCTGATAAGAAGAAAAAAGAAACGCCTTGGGAAAAGACGGTAACCAAGCTTCTTAAAAAGTATTGGGAAAAAATCAAGGATGCAGACCGCCGTAACATGGTCGGGCATTACTCGGCGATCATTCTGCAAATAAAAGACAATCGTGACTGGTCAGAGCCTGTAGATAAGGCGCTGGTTGCAAAGCTAGGCGAGGCCGCTTTAGTTAAGCTGATCCCCGCATGGGAATCACAGATTAAGCCTGGCAGTTATGACATCGACACGCGGTCAGATACTTACAGTCAGCCAGTTAACTACACGTTCAATGAGCAGCCCATCGGTGATGACGGAACATACGGCAATGTTAGAAGTATCACAGTGCACCCAGACCGGGTGATAATTCTCGCCGAGGGCTCTGAAGACGACAACATGCTTTCCGGTGAACCTCTCAATGAGGCCGGATATAATGATCTGCTGGATATTGAGAAAACCAAAGGCGGCAGCGCAGAGGGGTTCCTGAAAAACGCCAGTCGTCAGCTTGGAATTGAGTTCGATAAAGAAACTGACATGGCGACACTGAAGAAGGCAGCCACCGATGCCGGTTTCAAAGACCTCGGCGATGCACTGAACGATAAGATTGTGAGGATGAATAGGGGGACTGATTCCGCTCTGGTTATGCAGGCCGGTCAGGCTTCAGTTCTATCGGTGGCCGCTGCTGACCCAACGCCATCATGGACTGTATCTGCCAACAGCTACGCTGCAACTATCCGTTGCCCATTCAACATTCTTTTCGGCAAGCAAACGGGGAACCTTGCTTCAACGGAGGACAAGAAGGCGTGGGCGGCTCGATGCAATTCCCGAAGAAGCAGTTGGCTGTCTTACATCATCACTACCGTCGTTCAGAGGTGGAGTGATCTTGGTGTAATTCCTCAGCCTAAGGCGGGAGAAATTACCGTCGATTGGTCGGATTTACTCGCCCCGGGCGACAGTGAGAAGCTCGACAACATGGGCAAGCTTGCAGATATCGCGCAGAAAACTCAGCAGGCATACGGAACGCCAGCGGTAGAGATTAACGAAATCCGCGCTGCTGGTGAACTTGAGACAATCAAAGAGCCAAAAGAACCAGACCCTAACGCAAAACTAACCGATAAGGATCCGCTGAATGGAGATGGCGACAGCGACCAGAATCGGGACACCGATAGTACCGCGCAATAAAGCCGACCCTACTCAGTCTTACCGCGCCGTTAACAAGATGTATCGGGATATCGAGGAGCGTTACTTAGGCATTAAAACCGCCTTGAAGCGGCTATTTGATGAGCGACTGACTGGCAGGGTGAGAGAAGGTAACACCCAGACTTCATTCGCAGTGCATGGCGACACCATCTATCAGGTAAATGCGTCAGCGTACATCTATGACATGACAGCGCAGCAACTCGCCGACCTGCTGGAGCGTGTGCAGACGATTCTGGACGACTATCTGCTCGAAGGCATAGGTCAGGACATTTGGGCGCTCTCATACGTTTCTGATGAGTACCAGCGAGGCACGTTAAACGCATTCACCAATTTATCAGTGCAGTCGCAGGTTTACGCACAACAAACTACGTTGTCCGCGCTGCTATCGACTCCTGCTTACCAGAATCAGATCGCCGCCGCTTTCATATCGACTTACAGCGACTGGAAGGGCGTCTCTGACGCTGCAAGGGCTGATCTAGCCAATATCATATCTGACTCAATCGGTCGTGGCGTAAATCCACGCGAGACTGCGGGGATCATCAGTAAGCGACTTAATGTCTCGATGAGTAGCGCCAAGCGGATAGCCCAGACTGAACAGGTGGGCGCATTGCGTCAGGCTCAATGGGCGGAAACAGAGTGGGCTAAAGAGCGATTAGCTCTGAACACAGCACTTCTGCATCTATCAGCGCTGAAGGCAACCACAAGAACATCTCATGCTTTCTGGCATGGCAAGACGCGCACTGTTGAAGAGGTGCGAGAATGGTATAGCCGCGATGGCAACCGTTATCACTGCTACTGCAGCCAGATTCCGGTGATTCTGGATATTGATGGCATGATCGTTAATTCTGGAATCGTTGAAAGGCTGAGTAAAGAGCGCAAGGAGTGGCAACAGTCCGCTTAAGAGGTAGCCCAATGCAATTTGATTTTCTACCTGTTTTCGCAGTTGGTTTTTCCTTGGGGCAACTATTTTGCCTTATTTGGATGTACCTGTTGATCCTGAGAAAATAATGAACCCGAGGTCGCTAAGGCGGCCTTTTTTATTGCCTGAAATCCACCAAAGAGGACACAGCATGTCACGCATCTGCGTAAACGTGCTGTCGGTCATCAACTCCGCTTCAAACATCACCTCAGAAATCATTGATGGCGTTGAGCACATCGTTGTGAAGGACGTCTGTCCGGTTATCGACGATATCGTGCTCAATGGCGGACTGTACCCGGCAGACGAGATTTCCAAAGGCTTCAAAAGCCTTGAAGGTAAGCCCATGCCGTATGGGCATCCGAAGATTGAAGGCCAGTACGTCAGCGCAAGTAATGTGCGGGCCGTGAACGAATATCACATTGGGGCATTCGCCCGTAACGTTCGTAAAGACGGCGATCGTGTACTGATGGATATGTGTGTTAACCGCCGTTATGCCGAAGCGACGGATAAGGGCAAAGAGGTCGTTAATAGACTGGATGATATGAAGGGGGGGAAAGAGGTTGAGCCGATCGGCGTTTCAACTGGCCTCGGGCTAAATCGAGCGGAAGGGAAAGGAGTTTCCAAGGGTAAAAAATATAACTGGGTTGCCCGCAACCAAGATTACGACCACTGCGCCATCCTGTTGCACGAGACGCCAGCCGGAACGACGCAAGAAGGTGTAGGGATCTTTGTTAATGCCCAGGGTGACCAGCTTCAAATAGAAACCGTGAACCTCGCAGATGCGTCCAATTGCACAGAAGAGGGGTTGCTGAATAAAGCCAAGTTCTTCTTCACTAATGCTTCTAATTACTCCTTTGATGACATCCAGCGAGCACTCAGCCAAAAGCTGCGTGAGGGTAAGCCTGATGACTTTTACTCATGGCCTGATTCCGTATGGCCGGACAAGTTCATCTACAACGATAAAGGCAAAACATATCAACAGAAGTACCTCATCGACGATGACGGCACAGCTGAATTCGTCGGCGAACCTGTAGAAGTCGTGCGCAAACCCACTGAGTACGAAATTAAAACCAACGGAGCTGAAAACCCGATGAAAGACATGATTGTTAACGCACTGAAAGCAAAAGGTAAGCCGACCGAAGGCAAGACCGAAGCTGAATTGCTTGATGCATACAACCAAATGAATGCAGAAGAAGCAAAGATCAAAACTGAAACGCCGGAAGAGAAGGCTGTTCGCGAAAAGAAAGAGGCTGATGATAAGACCACCAAAGATAAAGCCACCAACAGTGAAGAGATACCGTTATGGGCTAAAGCACTCGCCGATCGTGTTGATTCAGTGGTGAATAGCTTGAGCGTTAACTCCGACAAGGAGAAGACTGAAAAGCGATCAGCAGTTAAAGCTAAGTTTGGCCTTGAAGATATCGCAGTAAACGCTTTAGACGGCGCTGCTCTCGATGGGCTATTCGCCCAATGCGCAACCTCAACCGGTCTGAATGGCTCTTTCCGCCAGGCCAATTCCTCTCAATCAGTTAGCGAAATGCCGGAGTAAACAATGGCTAAAGATGGAAAGCACGTAATCCACGCGGGTGGCATCTTCGCAAATCCGCAGTTGCATCGTGAAGGTGCGGCAGCAGCGGCAACCCAACCGGGAACAGTTGGTTTCTTCGATAACACTACGAAGAAATTCACCGCCTCAGTTGATGGCAACGAAGACGCAATTCTTTATGTCGCAAACTACGACTACCTGCGCTGCAAAACGGTGGATGACACCATTGCGGCGGGTGATTGGGTAGTAGCGATGCATCCAACCCCTGGCGTTTTCTTCAACGTTCCGGCAGCACCCGGCACATACACCAAAGGCCAGCCTCTCTCTATCGTCAATGGACGAGTTAAGGCGAAAGCAACCGGCGAATCTACTCGTGCTTATGTAGAAGAAGACCGTTCATACACCATTGCGACAGCAGGCCAGCTCCTGCGCGTTGTCATTAAGTAAGGAGCCGCGAATGTTTGTATTTTCCACGAAGAAAGCCACTGAGACTGGCAATCTTGAAGTTAACTCGTCTCAGTTCAGGAAGTTGACTTCAGCACGTAATGCCAGTGCCCAGGCCGCAGCTGACTTTATTGCCCGCACAAAATGGCGTGGCGATGCCGAAGATGCTCCTGAGCTGACAGCAGTGAATGCCGTTGATGATATTCGCCGACTTTACAAAGCATACGATCAGACTGTTTTGTCTGAGTTTGAGCCAAACACGGAATTCACTTTGTTGAATGACCTGATGCCGCTGTCTCGCTCAGTTCGTCTGGAGGAATCAGTGTATGAGTATGCTCGTACTGGCGGGCGTGGTTGGGCACACACGTCGATGTCTGGACAGATTGGTGCGGCGCTAGATGCGAAGTCCTACACCTTCGATGGCACGATGGTTCCTATCCATGACAGCGGTTTTAAGTTCAATTGGCGTGATCCGGTATTCAACAAAGGCTCGGCCCTGGCTTCTTTGTCTGATGCTCAGGCTGGCTCTATCAAAGACGTTCGTCGCCAGTATGTGGATTACATCTGGGAAGGCTTCCGCGACGCGGCAGGCAACTACATCAATTTCGATGGTAAGACTTGGAAAGGTTTACGCCACGACGAACGTGTCGCCCAAGTTACGCTGACTGTTAACTTTGCGACCAGCACGGATGTTAAAGCCATGCGGGGCGGTGCAATTGCCTTGCGTGATGTACTGAAGCTGCAAAACTTCCAGTACGGACAACAGACCTGGTATGTATCGAGCGAAATCATCTCTAACTGGGAACAGTATTTTGATGTGAATTCGACCCGTACAGTGCTGGAAGAAATCATGAAGTTATCTGGTATCTCAGCCATCAAAGAAGATGTTGAACTGACTGGCAACGAAATCGTGATTGTTCCTCTGCAAGCCGGTGTCATCGCTCCCATCGTTGGGCAGGCATTCGGTACAGTTGCCGATCCTCGCCAGTTCTACAACTCGGACTACGTGTGGCGCTCATGGGGTGCTGCTGGCCTGATGGTTAAGCAGGACATTAACGGTCACTTCTCTGTCATCCACGCATCCAGCTAAGGAAAAATCATGGCACTTGTAAAAGTTTTAGTAGCAAACCTTTTCGCCGGTGCCAGCTTCCAGAAATTGGAGGTTGGCCAGTCTTACGAAGTTGATGATGCGATTGCCGGGAAGTGGATTGAAAGTGGCAAGGCTGAGAAGTCTACAGAGAAGAAAGGCGAGAAGCTGGTATTTGAAGTGGCTACGCCGTCCGTGTCAGTTAGCAATGGAAGCGTGCTGCAAGTCCAGCTTGATGAGGCATTGGGCCGAATCGATGAACTCACCACGGCATCCGAAGACGCAGAAGCAGCACACGCTGAGGCTATCGCTCAGGTAACCAAGCGAGCAGAAGACGCAGAAGCAGCTTTAGCTGCGGCAACGAAAAAGGATAAGTAAGTATGGCGCAGATAACAGCCGCGCAGGTTAAACAGCAGTTGTCTGCGCTTGGTTACACCATTCCTGATTTCATGATTGATGCCTACCTTTGCAAACTGGAAAGCATAAGTCAGTGCCTGGAGGCGGCTGGCTACGACGAATGTGATTTGATGCTGATTCAGATGTATGCCGTCACCCTCATGGCGGTTACTGCTTTCAATCAGCGCATTAAGTCTCAGTCAGCGCCTTCAGGGGCGGGGCGGTCATTCGATTATGGTGGTGATATCAAGACAATGCGAAATAGCTTGGTGGCGCTAGATACGGCTGGTTGCACAGGTTCGCTACCGATTGATGTGGGCGTATCGGTTGGTTTTTTTGATGTGGTGGGAGGCTGATGATGATTGAAGCAAAAAAACTCGCTGACTTGATGAATATGATGTTCAAGTCTGACCCAGTAGCTGTTGAGTCCATTATTTCCAGCCGAGTCATTGTTAATGAAGTCATGGCATCATCAGACTGTCCGATTATGTTAGGTCGGGGCTCTCAAGGAGTTTTAACAGTGGGCACAGTCGGGATACTTAATGGATTGGCAGCGCCTGGCACTGGATATCTTGCTGCAATTTATGGTGATGACAAACAGCTGTCAGGATTCACAGTCGTTGGCTGTAAAGAATGCGAACCATACCAGTATGAGCGGTACCACTTATGAGCAGCGCCGCAAGCTGGAGTTATACGGCAACCGCTACTTTATGGAAGAAGAACGGGAAGCCAGATGATTATGGTAAGCAGGCTTGGCTACCTCCTATTCAGCTCATGTGTGATTACGGCGGTGATGCTACGGCGAAGTTGGGTGGACTCGGTTTAGAGTTCGTTATCAAAAACACGCACTGGACTGAGTATGCCGAAGCTGAGCGGGGCGACTATATCCTGATTGGCGATTCGGTAGCGACTGACCCGACCAAGGTGGATGGCGCGGACGAAGTAAGGCATATCATTCGTTACGCTGACACATTCGAGCGCATTGCGGACGATTTCGCAATTATCACGGGAGTCTGACATGGGCGCGAAGGTTAAAGGCATCAGAGAGGCTAAAGCTAATCTGAATAGGCTGATTAATGACATTCAAGGCCGGAAAGCTGTCAGGGCGATGACTAAGGCGTTAATTATCGGAGCGTCACAGGCTGCACTCTATACCCCCATCGATACATCAACCCTTATCAATTCTCAGTTTCGTGATATCAGCGCGAATGGCACCAGGCTGACCGGGCGTGTGGGCTATTCGGCTAATTACGCGATATATGTCCATGACCCTAACGTTAAACAGGTATTCCGCAGGCCAATGGCTGAGAAAGAGTTTCTTACGAAAGGTTTC